CCATCCCAGTGGGCGGAAATCAGCCGGGCATTGGTGAGGTTCAGCTTGCGGAACACCAGCGCCAGCGGCACCCCTGATGACACCGAGCTGTGCAGGAACCGGGTCTCGTCGCCGTTGCTGAAGGCAGACGCCGAGATCGGATGCGCCCCCAGGTCGTACGACCGCTCCAGCGGTTCGATGGAGGGGAAAGCAGCCATTAGGCCGGGGCCGGCAACGGAATCTGCCAGGTGCTGGCGTTCCACGTCATCGTGGTGGAACTGCTGATCAGGTCGGCGCCGTTGTCCACGCAGCAAACCAGGTTGTCGTTGGCCGCCGTGCCGGTAGTGCGATACACGATCAACTTGCGCGCTGTGATCGTGCTGCTGGCCCAGGTGGCCGTGGGGATCGTGAGCGTGAGGATGTGGGTGGTGGTGTTGAGGCTGGCTGTCAGGCTGAGCGCCACGCCGCCGGCGGTGTAGCCGGTGCCACTGACCTCATTCGTTATCGAGCTGCGTTTGCTGTGTGCCCCGCGGTCTTCGGTGTAACCGCTCGTCACCAGCATCCCTTTGTAGCTGCTGGCCGTGGTGCAGGTGCCGGCAAACACGTCGGCAATGAAGCTGTCGTAGATGACGGATGCCATGGAAATCCCAGTCCTGAGCTCAGGCTAGGAATCAACCAATCACACTGGTATCGGCAAGCAGCGTCCAGCTTGTGCCGTCTGCGTTGCCCCTAAACACCCAGCTCTGATTGGCGCCAAGCGTGGTCGCTGATGCGTAGGCGGTGCTGGCCGATGCAACCATGAACGGCTGGGTAGATCCGGGGCTGGCAAAGTTTCCTGTTCTGACCTCGATGAACTGGAAAACGCCATCGGATTGCCAGAAGGTGACCTCCACGATCCTGGTCGATGCCCCTGGCGTGGCGCCTGAGCTTGCCGAGTGGCCTTCCCATCTAAACCTGGCGTAGCCGCTACCGGTTTGCGTATAGAGACGCTGCCATGACCTATCGCCAGAGCCAAACATTACCTTTGGAAGTGCTGGGCTGCTTGCGCTAACGGGACTGTAAATACTTGAACCCGATCCGAAAGCTGCGTACCCGTTGGACCCTGGGTAGCAGGCCGTATAGCCAGTGCCGGCCAGGTAGAAAGTAAATGGCCAGCTGCCAAACAATATGTTTGCATCGTCTGCGTTTGCATTGACCACCCTGCTCCATCCAGAGAAATCAGTGGCCGAAGCGGATCCCAGTAAAGGCGGAGCCAGGGCGCCGGACAATGTGCGCGCTTGCGCGTAGAGCGTTGTTGCGCTTGTTTGCCACAGAACTCCTTCCGATCCGATCCGGCTAGACCTTTCCCCTGTCGTCAGTGTCGTTGCAATCGTCGCCCATGGGACTCCGAACGAGCCGACCCCGTTAAACCTGGTCCCGATATCCAGTGTCGTCGATCCCGTCACCCATGCGGCCGGGGTCCCGTAGACAGCTCCACCATCCCGGGCTCCTGGGGTCAGCGTTGTTGCCAGGGTCCGCCACGCCATTCCCATGGCTACCACCAGCCCGCGCGGCTCTGCCTTGAACTCACACACCACCGTGAACACGTCGGCGTGCTCATCAACCACCTGGGGGCGACTGGTGTAAAGCCAGGCGTAGCCGGCTGGGGTGAGGTCAGCGGCCAGGGTGGTGGGGTCAAACCCGAATGAATCAAAGCCGCTCCGCTGGCCGCGATAGTGGTTCAGGATCGCCAGGAAGTTGGCTTCGGTGACGTTGGTGAACGTGAGCTGCAAGCGCCGGCCGATCTGCGCCGAACCCTGGCGGGTACGCGCCTCTGCGCCGTTAAGGCTGCTGATCGTTGCAACAGGCCAGGCACCCGGGGTGATCGGCGCGGCTGATGGGGTCAGGGCGGGGAAGGCGGCCATCAGGGGATCCTCAGCACCTGACCCGGGAAGATCAGATCAGGATCAGCGCCAACAACGTCTGTATTGGCGGCATAGATCTCCGGCCAGCGCGTGGCATCGCCATACACCGCCTGCGCAATATCCCAAAGCGTGTCTCCCTTGACAACAGTCCGCAGTCTTCCGTTCACCACGGCGCCATTGTTGCAGTTGTAGCCGGTTTGCAGTGCTGTATCAATATTAGAATTGCCTGACCATGTTGCTAGAATCGTTGGGTTGCCGAATTGGCTGTTGGTAAACTCATAAGTTACAGTCAAGCCAGTAACGCATTGCGGGAGAGACGTATCGTCGTAAGCGATGCCGTTTCCAAAGCCTCTTACACCAAACGCTTGCCCGTTGCTCTTCCTAATAAGACGATAACTTATGAACTGTCCGCCCGCATAGCCGCTTGGGGGCTGAGCACAAAATTGTATTGTTCCAGGCCAATCGACTGATACTGGCAGAATATTGGGCACAGTGCTCACTACTTCAACGTCCCAAGTATCGGTAGGTCTCCATCCACTAGCATCTGTACCATTTAAAAGCATTCTGAAATAAGCATAAGCATCAGTATTAAACGGCGCATAACCAGTCGGACAAATCGGATCCCCACCCGCCGCATTCTTCCCGCTCTCAGGCCGTGGCAGCGCGCCGAATGGATTGCCAGCGCTCCCCCTGGCGCTGCCGCCACCGCCGAGGCCTGGCGGGGAATCGCTGCCGCCAAACAGGCTGATGAAGGCCCCCGTCGCAGCCCAGTAGGTGGAGCCCTGCGGATTGATCGGCGTGCCGCTAGTGGTCTTGGCTGGCACGGTGGTGGAGCTCGATGCCCCGGCCAGGTCGCAGCTGCCGCCGGTGCGGTTGCTGGTGAGGATGGCGCCGGGGGCTGTGGCGTTGGCCACGGCCAAGGCGATCAGGCTTTGGCCTTCGCTGTTCACGGGGAAGTGAGAGAGCTGCAGGGTCTCTTCCCCCGTGAGCGCGTGGGAGATGGACTCCACCACGTAAAAGCGATTGATCACCGAGGCCGGCTCGCGGCTGGTTTCCACCTGCAGGTAGACCATCACCACATCACCCTCGGCGATCGTGCCGGTTTGGTTGCCGGGCTTCAGGCGAACCGTGGCGGTGTGGGTGCTCAGGGTGCGCCTGGCATAGAGATAGGCGCCCACCTTGGCCGCGTGGTTCTCGGTGGTGGCGAACTGGCTGAGGTCGTGCTGCTCCACCGGCCCGCTGGCGTTCGGGTCGCCCACGGCCAGGGTGCGCACGATCGGCACATCGGTGTCGTCGTGCTGCTGCCTCCAGATCATGGCCATCGCCACCGGCCGGCGGCTGGCAGCATCGCTGTATTCGATCTGATAGCTATCGGGAACGATGGCAGCTTCGGTGAGCACCCACTCCGGGGCGATGGCTCCGGTGTTGATGGTGCCGTTGCTGTTCACCGGCAGCAGGGGGCGCAGGCCAAACTTGCCGCCCACCTTCGTCTCGCGCAGCAGGAAATCCGGCAAGATCCTGATCAGCCAGTCCCCCAGGTTTGCCGAGGCCCCAAACTCGCCGTTGCACCACAACCCCACGGCTTCGGTGAACGTGGCGGAAGCGATCAGGCTGGTTAGGTCGATCATTCCATCGGGCACCCGGCCCGAGCGCTGCAGCGCCCAGAGCACCAGGTCGGCGACGTTGTCGCTGCTGTCCACGGTGGAATCAAGCAGCCGGCCGCGCTCCACGATCGTGCCGCCGCGCAGGAAGATGTTCCAGCTGGTGCGCCAGTCGTCCGATCCGCCGGTGAAGGTGGCGCCAGCCTCGAAGGTGGAGAGGCCCTGGTAGTTGCCGCCGCCGCCGGTGTAGTTCGTGGGGGTCCAGCTGTAGCCGGTCTGCGCAGTGGCGAAGTTGCCGGGGGTCCAGGATCCGGCGCGCTGGTTGTAGTTCTGGGAGAAATCGCCTAATCGGCATTCGCCCAGCCTCACACTGCGCCTTTCAATATTTGGCAATCGGCCATCGGCCAGAACCATGTGGTAGCGGCTGGTGACCGTGGTGGAGCTGTTCTCAAAGCGCGCTTCGGTGGCCTTGGGGAACACCAACACCCCGCCGACGTTGCCGCGCCTGCGACCCCAGATCACGGGGATCGGCTCGCCCACCACCATCGCGGCCTGGGGCACGTTCAGCGGGGAGTTGCCGGCGGCGGCGGCGGCATTGGCTGGCGGGGGCAGCTTGCCGCTGCTGGCGGCTGCGGCGCCAGTGATCTGGGGAACCCTGCGGGTCAGTGCGGGCCCGGCCTGCTTGGCCCTGGGATCCCACGGCTTGGATGCGTCAGGGTAGCGCATCACGCTGGCGTCGGGATATTTCATAACCGGCAGGGCACCCCGATCAGTGGCGTGATGGCGGTGCGCGGCGGGAACTGCGAACCCACAGGCGACAGCGCGGAGCCGAGCCGCCAAATCATGGTGGTGAGGCCTGCGCTGGCCCCGATCACCTCGCCCACGCAGCTCGCTGCCAGGGTGTAGGTGGCTGGTGGTGCGGTGGAGCTGGCCGCTTCTTCATCGAACTGAATCACCCGCAGCGTGATCACCCACGGGCCTGCCAGGGCCG